TGAAAACTGTCTATTTCTTACATTAATCATATTAGTCCAAAACGTTTTATAAAACTCATAAAAAGTTTTGTTTTGCGGTCGTGGGTTTATAAATGTCCAGTCCGTACCACCCGTTTGTGGATAAGGAGAAGATAAACCTGTAAATGGTATTGGGTAATTCTGTGTACTTGACACATACCAAACATCATAAGCCAATGCTTGAGCAGGATTTAAAAATATTTCAGTATTTTTAACATTCAATAATAACCTATCTGTTGATATATTATAATAAGCGTTAAATAAATTATCAGTATTTTTTCTAAGTCCTGTATTAGAATTTGTCCAACTTTTTTTATTGTCTTGAACTTTTTTAATATTAAAACCAAGTTCCATAAATGGAAAATTTCTAAACCTATCCAAGAATTTGTCACCATAAGTAAATGGTTCTAATGATGTTTGAATATCTGCGTTTGAACCAGTTAATACACTTGTACTATAATTAATTTGTTCAGGACTTCTATGTTGAGTTGTTGATTCAATCCATCCTTCACCTTTTTGAAAATAAAAACTTGGTTTAGACGTTGTACCTTGAGTAAATTGAGGATTAACAGGATAACCTTCACTATCAAGTGGATAATCTTCTAATGTAGTATTAATTGGTATTAATTGACTTGTTTGAGTAAACGCTGAATATACCGCCCCCTGAAAACCATATGTATTAGTTTCATCTAATGATGGGAATTGAGGCACATAAGTTGCACCTGAAATTTGTGAATATAATAAATTAAATTTTTGAACATTAACCGGTGTATCGGCCAAATAAACGTTTTCATTAAATTCAATTAAAGCTTCAGGGGCACCAATAAAATCCAATAAAAATTCTATGGTTTTTCTTGTTCCTTTTGACCTATATAAATAAGATGAATTTAATATTAAATTTCTAAAATATTGATTATTTAAATCTTGTTTTGTTTGACTTGTTGAATATGCCGGAAACGCATTTTCTGTTGTTCCGTAAACAGATTCTAAAAAGTCAGAATTGGCTATTGGTGAAATTCTTATGGACCATCCTAATGTCTGTGCCATGTTAGTTACCAATCCTGAAGGTATATCGTTACCTATGTTATAATTAACCGAATTAACATACTGAATACCATCAATATATTTTTTTGTTTCATCAAAACTTCTACCATATATTTTTAAAGTCTTATCAACTTTACCATCTAAAGTATCAAATTCTTTAAGAGCGTTAGTCGTATAAAATCTTGATATTAAATTAGTTTTGAAATTATCATAGTCTACACCTAATATTTGTAATTCAGAAATATAATTTTCATATCCTAATGTTAGTATATCTAAATTCCAAACCCCATCTAATGGCCAAGTTATAGAACGAATAATATTATAGATATATCCATCATCAGACTCTGTAGGTATTTGAAACTGATACGTATATATTGGTATTGTAAATCTATTTAATAACGCTTCTTCAATTTCACCAAGTTCCAAATTAAACACCTCATTAACTATAGTATCATTTGGTCTAATAATAAAATTTTGCCCAAACGAAGTTAATCCACTAAAAGGATTACCTTTAACATACATTGTTAAGTTAGTTGTAAAGTCAGCAGTAGTTTGTAAAGAAGCTAATTCATAACTAACCCCACTTAAAATTAATGAATAACTTGTAAATTTATTTGTTAAGTTTCTATACTTTGAAATAGGAAATCCTAATCCATTAATATAAACAGTAGCGTTTGTACGATAATCAATATTAAATGGATTTCTGATAACCTCAAAAGGTATAGTAAACTCTGTTTCATCTTCATTAGTATCATAACTAATATTAATTGCTGTTAGAGCACTTGTAGATGCACTTGTAAAATTTATAATTTCTAATGCCGCTGGGAAATAATTTAATATATTATTTATAGCAACTTCTAACCGTTTACTTAGTGAACCATATGAAACAAAATTAGATAAATCGGTTTCATCGAAATTTGGGTATAATCTGAAATTATTATTGTAAATTGATGCTGATAATTCAGGATTTAAATTTAAATCGTTATTGTTAAATAATGATGAATAATTACCTGTTTCAAAGTTTCTATTTACCTTTTCAGTCACATTAGTTGAAAATTCAAACGTACCTAAAGTCAAACCCCCCCCATCAGTAAGTTGCAAACCAACTAAATTGTCGGAAAAATTTCTATTTTGTGGTGGACATTTATAATTTGCCATTAAGCCGTGATATTGTCAAAAATTTTAGTCGTATCAATATTATTTCCTCTATCTTGTCTAACTTCATAAAGTAACTCATTAAATTGGCTTCTGATTTCGTATAGATTGTATTGTTTGTATATATTATTACTTGTGTCGTAAATTGTGTAGATACCATCTTCCATTGATTTTGTTTGATTACCATAAAGAGCAATCGCCAATGTTGATATGTCTTGTTCAACTATTTCAACCTCAATCATAATTGGGTCAAAGAAAGTATTTGTAAGTATTATGTTTTGACCTGCAGCCCCAATAAATGGAGTTGCGTTTGGTTTGTTTGATGGTGATGAGCTTGGTGATACCGTACAAAATAATAAGTTTGTTTGAGCATCAGTATAAATCCATCTTTGAGCTTTATCAGATGTATTATTTGTATTTGCAATAACTGCTTCACAGAAAAAAGAAGAAGTAATTATTCTAAAAAAATTTGTATTTTTAGTACCATCGCTATTTAAATATTCAATTCTATACCCTACAAGTCCTTGAGCAACAAATCTGTTTAAAAACTCTTGTGATACATTTGTTAAATCTATGATAATACCTTTTACATTAGGCAATGATTGTAAAACACCACAATCAAAAATTTCAGTTCTAATCTGTACAGGTCTAATTAATAAATTATAAATTCCAATATTATTGAATTCCGCCGCAGGTAGTTTTAAATTGTACATACCACCAAGAATTTCATTTGTTTGTCCACCAATAGATGGATTACTAAAATAAGGTTGTAATAATTCTAAAGAATCTAATTTCTTTAATACAAAATTATCAGTTAAATCTCTTGATGGTGTATAATTTAAAATTATTTCCACATCAGCTGGACTTACATCCGCTAATCTTACCGTTCCATAATTACCTGTTGCCATTGTTTACCTTATTAGTATAAATATTGATTTATGTTTTTATTGGCCATTTTCTATGTTGAAAAAATTATATCCGTAATTTACCAAGTCATACATTGTTGAAACTTCACCAATTCTTCTAAAATTTTCTAACGCAGAATTCTTACCTCTCTCTACAAAAACACTTGAAAATAATTGTGGTTGGTCAATAACATTTAATAAAACTTCATTTTTAGTTATTGCACTTTGTACTAACATATCTGCAGTTAATCCTGAAGATGCAACTACAAATATTGATGTACCATCAGGATAATCAATATAATCAACACTATTAATTGTATACCCCGTAAGTTGTGACGTTAAATAATTTACAACACCACTTCCTCCACCAGGTAAATTAACAGTTTGTGATACTTGATATTCATTAGGCCCATATTGTGATAAATCAGTTAATCTTGATATAGTTAACCCTGTAATAAAATAAGGAACTTCACCATAATATGAACCAATTTGATATGCAATTTGATTATAAGAGTCAGCAGTATAAATAAAATTATATGTTTGAGGACTAGCACTCCAACTACCCGTTGTATTAGCAAATGTTACAGTACCTAAAGGATTAGAATTATCAACCAATGAGTATGGAACATTAACAGTTTTATCTACCGTAACAGTTCCCCAAATATTCTGTTGAGTTAATGTTATAATATAACCTGTCGGATTAGGTAATGGGTTGTCATAAGTATGATTAATAATATCAGGATAAAACGAATTAATAACTTGAGATGTCCCGTCACCCCAATTAATCGTGTACGTTGAATCTGCTAAGTATACGGTACCTTCACTTGAGTTATTAAACAAACTTACAGTATAAGGACTTTCGGTTGATGATGTAAATGAAAAATTAGCCGATATAACTTGTTGGGTTATATTACCATCAAATCCATCATAATATCCAATGTCTTGATATTTTTGTTTTAATAGAATAGGAATAGTAAGTCCTGTTAATAATGATGTACCATTTATCCCACCATGTAAGATACTTGTTAAACCAGTATATACTCCAAAAGTATACCCACTTACCGTCTCTTGGATAATATCAGTTTTTATAAATTCAGGCGATATTTTAATTTTAAAAATTTCCATTTTATAATTCAGGTGGATTTATATATTCATACCAATTTACCGTTAAAAGTGGTGTTTGACTACCTGTATTTTGTATAGTATAAGTTTTATTTGTATAATTAAAATTCACTTCTCGTGAAAAATAATCACTATCTAATCTGTTTGGGGACGATGAGTTTGTTTGTTTTTTTGTTGTAAATGTTGTGAACTTACCATTAGAACCGTCAAAAAACTTGGCAGTCATATAAAGTTTTGGAAGATTTAAAATGTCAGGATTTTCAAACCAATATAAATAAAATCCTTCAGGATTTGTTACAGGGTTTAAACTATACGATGGAATTGATAGTTTACCAATACCCTGATTATAATCTAATTCAATATCAGTTGTATCATTTCTTTTATTTAAAATAATAGTTAAAAAGTTTTTTCTTCTTCTTGTATTTTGACTATCATATAAATCTATTTTAAAAAATGATTTTAAAAATGCATTGTTTTTATTTAATACAGCGTTTTCACTAAATCTACCTGAATCAACATAACTATTAACCCAATCAGTATTTCCTGTATTTTTAAAATTAAAAACATATCTAACAGGATAGTTGTATGAAAATTTAGCAGTCTCATAGTTTTCAGGTTCACCAATAATTTCAGTTATTATAGATTCTTCATAAAGATTTAAAGAATCTTCTCTATCCAAAAAATCCCACTTTAAATTTATTGGAATAACTAAATTTTTATCAAGGTTTGATTTTAATATTTTAAAATTATTCACAATCATCAGTAAGAGGGTCATTAACTTGTGTTGTGTTTATGGTGTTAACATTACTTCCTTCAGGTATTAATCTAAAAGTAAAATTTTCATGAACGTAATGTTTATTATTTAAAAATGGTCGGTCAACACCCCTTCCATTATTATCAATAAAACCATATGAATATATATCTCTCCATCTAAAATCTAAATTATAATTTGAATAGTAAGCATAATTTGGTAAATTAATTATCGGAAAATTTTGGGGATTATTCTCATCACTTTGTTCCACATAATCTGAAAATACTCTTATTTGGAATTTATAATGAGGTTTATAATAATATCCCTCAGTGTTTGGATTTTCTGTACCAATCAAAGACGTTCTAAATACTTTTTGATTAAATGTTAATTTATGATAATATTCGGATAAAACTGTTTCAGTTTGAGTCATATTATTCCATTCACAAATATCACCATCAAGACTATCACCTATTTCATAAGGTAAATTATAATAAAATCTTAAATTTGTCCCACCAGGTGATGTTCTTTCATAATAATTTGTTCCAACATTTGTTAAACATGTTGTATTATCATCATTCCACCACGGATTAAGTACCGGTCCAAGATTAAATTCCCATCCTTGTTTTAATCCAATATCATTAGTTATTGGTTTATTGAAAAACCCAAAATAACCTCTATTTACAACTGTTGTATAAAATTCAGTAACAGGACGATTTAAATTGTCCAATAAATTATTTATATCAAAATCATTTTTAAATGATAAGTTATAACTTTGACTTCCTTCTTTAACTGATATTCTTGGAGTTAAGTTTGGTGTTAAAGCACTTGTTTCAAATTTTGTAACATTTCTAAATGGGTTGTTTTCAAAACCAGTTCTTGTTAATTCACTATCTGTATATTGACTAATAATTTTATGTCTTCTAACATAATATTTTGAGACTGATTCAATCGGATTATCTTTAATTGCTACTTTTTTTAATAATCCAATTGCACCATCATAAAAATTACCACAATCACTATAACCTAAATTATAAATTGTAAAAACCCTATTTTCATTATTAGCATAAGAATCACCAATTGTATAAACATCAAAAATATTTAATGAGTTACATGAAATAGTTAATTGAACACTATCACCAACCGATAGATTATGATTAAACGGACAAGTAATTTCAATTACCGCCTTTCCATTTATTGTTGTGTTATTAACTGTAAATGGTATCCCATTACCTACAGTCCAATCAAATGTACTACCATCATCTAATAATATTTGTAAATTTTTTGTGTAATCATTTTCAAATGGATAACTTAAATAAAAAAGCCAATTATAATACGATGCCTGTAAAGTATTAAAATTAACATGTGGTGTTTCACCATTAGCACTTACTGTATATCCTGAAACATTATAATCTGTTCTAATAAAATCAAACTCATGATATTGGGGTAGTCCCGCCCAAGCGATTTCAAAACTTGGGTCTAAACTGTTAGATTGTAAAATTCTATACGCTTCAGGAGTAATATAATATAAATTTCTATTAATAGGTGCGTATGGATTAGTTATTGGTTGAGTTAATCCTGAATAAACATTTTCAAATAATAAAGTAAATTTACATGTAAAATTAAAAGTTGTAGATTTTTGCCTTTCAGTATCAAATCTAACCGCTAAATCAATACCTAAATTTCTTTCGTATTCAGTTAATTCTTTTTGAGTACTATCTAAAGTTACTGATAATCTATTATCAATATCAGGGGCGGCGGCGTACCTAGCACTACCTTTTAATATTTGTACATTATTATTCAATTACTTCGTCGGTATTAACATATTTTATTAAAAATCTATCTAAAGCACTTGACCCTCGTTTTAATCCAAAGTAAAAATGATTTGGAGCACCAACTAAAAATTGTGGATTAAAGTTTTGTGTTGGTATATTATCCACAGGAACACCGTTAGTATTAAAATTAATAAGTGTTGACCTATAATTTGACGCTAAGTTACCATCCACTTGGAAGTATCTACTTGCAACATTTATCCTATCTAATTTTTGATATTTGTGAGTAAAGAATGCATTACTGAACTCACCTGTAGAATCGGGATAATTAGTTACCCAATTATTGTTTTGTGAACCAAATATAGTCCCGTAGTCCATAGGTTGACCAGTATCGGAATTATTCATTTTTATAAGTTTCCATAAATAGAATGGTACACTTTGAGTGTTAACAGGTATTTCGGTAAAGTTATATTGTTGAGGTGTGTCAATAGTTGCTTGGAGATTCCATATTGTCCTTCTTGGCGTTATATAATCTCTGTCTTGAGTATTACCTGTTAATAACAATCCAAAGAATGGGAAATTATTTTCATCTCCTAAAATTACAGGTTGGTAAACTGAATCTATTGTTTGAGCGTAGTTTGAAACACTAAATGGTGATATACCAAACTCTGAATTAATTGATATCATTTGAGCATAATCAGCGTCAACCATGGCCGGTACAGTACCAGTATTATCATTTTCCCATCTTCTATTTTTGAAAAACCCTCTAATAGTAGGGTCGTCACTACCTTCATTAACACCAGGTGTTGATGGTATTAAAAATTGTAAAAAATTTGGGTTAACTAAACGACTTAAAATAAATAAATTAAGAATTTCAGAAACATTATTATAACTTGTAGATTTAATTTTAGAAACTATATATCCATCATAGTCATCATTATTAACAAGTTCTTGAATAAAAGACGCTTTAGGCCCTAAATCTAAAATTGTTGTTGGTGATTGTAAAAATTTATAATTACCAAAAGATGTTCCATACTCTTGTGAATTAATTTCTACTGTAAAATTTGTATTATTTTTACCTATAAAACCTTCAGTTGTTGACCAAGGGGAACTTCTGTAATAAAAATTATTACTTGTTTCATGAAAATATATCGTATCTTTACAGAAAATACTATAAGGTTTTTGGGTTCCAATTGCAAAAACTCTTTTATTGTTGAACGGATAAGCATATAGTGTTCCATTTATCCATTGATTCGAAAATGAATGTGAAAAAACATTTTGACAAACGGCATTATTAATTTTATTTCTTTGTGTCCATTCAATAATTGATTTAGTGTCTTGTCCAATAGTTAAAAATAATCTTGATACTAAATTATAACATCCTGTACCATAATTAAAATATTTTTCAAGTCCTTCAGGATTCATAATTTCAGAACAATTAGGTTTAATTGTTGGAACTCCGTTAATTAATTCATAACAATTTAACATAACCGACTTTTCACATTCAGATAATGAATCAGAAACTTCGGCATAAGGAATAAATTGATTTGTACTATCATTAATTGAAAAATTTTGTTGATTAACATTAGTAAGTTCTGACGGGTCACCAGTATCTGTTAATTGATAAAACGCAAAAACAGGGTTTTGATGGACCATAAAACTATTTGACCCGTATAATGATTCACTTGTTGATGACGGTAATCTATCAGTTCTCATTACAATTTTTTCATTGTTTGACATTACAATTTGGTCATATAATTGTCCATTATACCCACCATTTTGATACGAACCTGTTGTTCTATACGTTGGTGAAAAAAATCTCATTTTAGATAATGCGTTTCCATAAGAATAAGGTGTTAATCCATTAAATCCATTTCCGCAACATGTTTCACATTCTTCACCATAATTTTCCCAACTAAATGTCCATTGATAAAAAGCTCCTCCCTCTAAATATTGAAGCGTACGATATGCATCATATTGACCAGCATTATATCCTTGAAATCCTGTGTTAGGAGCTAAAGGTTCTAATAATTCACTAGGTATTATACCGTTTAATGTTTTTACACCCGATTGGGGACAGTTGTTTGGAGCGTTTCCTGCCGTGGTATCTGAACCACAACTATTTATGTTTGCGAGTAAAGCTTGCCCCATTCGGTTATTATAACTTTTTCTTAAAACCCCGCTACTGGTATCAAAAGCACTTGCGGTATATCCTGAATTAACAAACCCAGGTGGTACAGAACTAGAATTTCCTCCGAAAGTTAAAATATCAAGTGAAGAATAATAATAGGGTAATGTTGTATTAAATTGTTTATAACGTCCAATAAAAAAAACATTTCCTTGTGCTGGCTGAGGTAAATATGAAAAAGCGTAACTATTAAAAAATATATGACCACCAAATTGGTCACTACTATTGTTATTCTGAATTTGATTGTGACGTACACAAGCCTTAGTTGAAAAATTATCTGTTTGTAATGGTATATTCATTTTATAATAACCTTCAACATACATAGTATTATTTGTGTAAGGTATATTAGGTAAAGAACCATCATCGTTTGGTTTCAATGTTGCAGAATATGATGGTTTAATAATTTCTGTAATATCTATCCTTTGTTTTACCCTAGGTGAATGTACATCAACACCTCTCATTAATATTAAAACAACATAATTATCAACATTAGGGGTTATACTTTCCATATCATTATAACCATTAACATATGAATATGGATTTAATCTAAATCTACCATCATAACAATTTAAATTAGTATTTTGAGAAAATTCATAAGGTACCATTTTATACTTCCAAAGTTGATTTAAAGTAGGCTCAACATTTCCATTAAAATTACTGTCAGAATAAAGTGAAGGTCCAAATGTTTCATCATTAATTAAAGTCCTATATTCACCAATAGTTAACCCTGTTATAATTTGGAAATATTCAATATCCGCAGGAAATCCGCTAGTTTTTTTAAATTCAGTAAATCCTGTTAAATTATAAGTGGTATATAATGGTTGAGCATTATTAGGATTATTAGGATTAGTCCATTTGTATGTTACATTATTTAAATTATTAGTACTACCACTAGTAAATGGATTATTATTATCTGTATCATAATAATTTAAATCATTAGACAAATTCTTATCCTGAAATGATATAATAGTTCCAGCCAATGGAATTTGATTTTGTTGGTCTAATACCAAAATTTGATAATTATCCATATGATATACCGTTGCAGGGTCATTAAAATCAGGTTCTAAAGTAACCCTCATTCTTGTGCTACCATAATAATATCTAGGATTAGTCTCAACAGTTTGTGACTCTTGAGGTGTTGGTTCAAAATATCTTCCTTTAGACCACCAAGTATTTAAATATTCAGAATAAGGAATATTTGAAGAAAAATGCCAGTTTGGAAATGTAAAAGAATCACCATCTTTATTTTTAACGGTAATATCACCAACACTAACAATTGGACATCTATTCTGAGGATAACCATTAACACTATCCGCAAGATTTCCAGCATATAATCCTGCGAGATATTGTTGGTCATCATCCACATTTCTATACAATTCAAAATCAGTACTATTAATTAAAATAGAACTTTGTGTAACTGTTGTAAGTTGAGCTTGACCTAAGTTTTCACCACTCGTATCATCTAACCGACAGTTACATCTTTCACAACCATCTTCAGTATATAATAAAAGAGGTAATCCAAGATTTTTAAACGGATTATTGGATACGAACTGTGTTAAATCTAATACTTCAGGACACGGTAAGTCTGGTCTATTAAAAATACTTCTAACCCAATTTCTAAAATTACAAATTCCAACAATAATTAATTGTATAAAAGTAATTAATGCAAGTAGTACAGGTAATAAAACCACCCATAAAAATCCCAAAATATGAGCAACAAGCATTAATAATATTGCAACATATCTGAAAACTTCAAAAACTATATTGTAAAATATATAAGTAAAACTAACTCTAAAAAATGCGTCGTTGGTTGGGAATTTGTTATATTCACCTGTACATTTATCATCTAAAATATTTTTGATACCTGTAGTATTCCAAGGTCTTTTTTCTGAAACATATCTATCCATTAACTGACTAACAGTATAAACTTTGTTATACTGAAGTTCCATGAATCTATCTTCACAATTTATAGCCTCTTGTACATTAACATAATCAGTCCAATCTAAACTAAACGAATACGATTGTTCTAATAAAAACCTATCTTTGTCAATTTTTAAAAAATTAATAATTGCATTTGAACCTTCATCAATTCTATCATAAACAAAATATAATGATGGAATATCTTGAGAATATATATTTTGTGATGTGTATGGTGAACCGTCTAAATAAAAAATTTGGAGGTTTTCAACATTTAAGGTATTATTCAACCTATAAAGAAAATTAGGACTCTGTACTAAATATGTTGACAACAAAACATAATTACCATTATCATCAGGTGAGTTTGATGGTATTGAAACAGGTACTGTTGTACCAATTTGTTCGTTAAAATTATATCCTAAATACGGGTCACCTGAATCACCCCAACCATATTCTTTAACATTTGGTACCAAAAAATAAGCTCTTTTAGTACTTTCAGAAAGTTCAGGTCCTTGTTCCCATTTTACTTTAAACCTATATTTTCCTTTAGTCGGTATACCTATTTCAGGATTATTACTTATTTGTCTATTCCCTTGTTCATCTGTGTAAACATATTCAAGATTCATTGGTACTTCTAATAACCAAGCACCATTTTCATCAATTACTTTCCCACCATTTTCTAATTCAACTTTTTCTAAAATAGGTAATCCACTACTATCAGTTTTATAACTTTGTCTTATTGCTAAAATTTGACCTGGGCCTGTTGCTAAATCACACAAGTCACCCATTGTTTTAGGTATTTTACATTTGTCATAAACATTGTTATACCCTAATTTAGTTTCATCCGAAGTTGAAACCAATGAACCCATAAAGACCGCAGTAGGACTAATTGTAATCTGAGCTTCAGCAGTTAAGTCAAAGTCATTTCTTGATATAGAATAGTTACATGTTTCCTGTTCCCCATAAAATGGAGCAACTTGTATAGTTTTACTTATTGTGACAATTTGAGGTAACTCACTATAATTTTCAGAGAACTTAAATTGAGCTCCATTAAATTGACTATCTGTTCCTCTACCTATTCTAATTAAATCCGCAGGTGTAAAAGAAAACTCACCAATATCAGATAAGTCAACTTGCATGAATAAAGTATGTTGTCCAGGTGGTACACCCAATATCATGAAGTCGCCTGACCCATTTGTACTTACAACAAATTTATAATATTTGTCGTAAACTTGTATTACAGTTTTATCTTTTAAAACATCATCTCTACCAGGAAAAGTCCCAACAGGAATGTGTCCTGTATAAGAGGGTGTGTAAGGTAATAAATTGTATTTGTAACCATCTTCATTAACGTCATTATAAGTTTTGTATGGGTATAATGTACTAATTACAGTATCATCAAAGTCAGCGTTGTCTAAAGCAATAAAAATAGAAACTTTAGCATTAGGTATACCAAAACCGTTATTACAAAAAACTCTACCAACGACTACTCCGTAATCCGCACAAGCTCTTGTGTAAACATCGTTTGGATTTATATATAAAGATAATAATTCAAGCGTATCAAAATTTTGTTCAAGTTTAACCTGAACTACTTTATCAATCCCTAACTCCGTTCTAATTCTATATGATGAAGACATGTGTGTTTTTTAATAAATAGTTTACACACGATTTTGAAAAAATAAATGATGTTAGCTAAAATTGACAGTAGTTAAATTCTTAACCGAGACTCTAATGTCTTTATCTTGGAACCTAACATTAAAAATTTGGTTTGGTTGTGCGTAAATTGTATCCTCAATTATTTTAATTTCTTTTGTCTCAGGATTTGAATAAGATTGTGATACTTGTGATGATGAGTATATTCCACCAACTCTATTATAAACATTAATTGATGATACAGTAATCACACCTTGTTCACTTTGTATTAAAGTTCTTAATGGTGAAATATATAAGTTTTCTCCCATACCTCTATTACTTGGGCTCATATAAGTATTAATTTTAGAAATAATGTTTGATATTACAACACCCTGATTTTGTGAATTATCTAAAATAATAAAAATGTCAAATGCCAAATCTATTACATTAGCAGCGCTTATTTGAATATAATCATTCATCATTCTATAATTTGACAAATAAGTTGCAACATTAGTTTTTAAAGTTGATGAAACCGTTTCGGTAAGAGCTCCAGTACTATCGTAGGATAATATCTGAATGTTTATTTTATTATCAGTTTCAGTTATTGCAACTTTAGCAGGTGCCCCAAATTTAGATGGCATTTTTCTAATAATTGCCTCGTAGTCATTTACCGTAACCGCTCTATTTTGTGCTGCAAAATTAAATGAAATTAAATTACGTATTTCTTCAATACTTGGATAATTTGCCCCACCAATTGCCGCACTAACATTATTACATGTTAATGAATTAATTACCGCAGTTACTTTACTTTGGTTACTCCCATATACATTAAAATTAACAGTACCTAACTGTGTAATAGAACCAGGTCCTAAATTACTTACTAATCCACCACCAACACGGTATTGAACAAATAAGGTGGTATTAGCCTTTAAAGTTGAGCCAAGTGAAAAATTGTTTTGATATTTTGAAATATCCAAAGGTATTCCGTTAATTGAAAAATCTCTTAATAAATCATCTGAAGATGTATTACCCCCACCAAAAGTTAATTTTATAAATCCTTGTGGAGTATATTCAGTAATAAATCTTTGATTTGTTTTATAATATTTACCTACTTTAATTCCTGTTTCATCTTTTGGTTTAGATGGGTCTTCAATAAAAATTCTATCTTGAGCAAGAGCATCAACTTCAAACCATTTGTTTGACATATTTGATGTATCCATAAACTCTTGAGCCGTCGGGATATTATTATAATTTGTACCATCTTTTAAGATAACCCCTGTAACCCCTAAAACATTTTTTTCAGGTAAGAAAAATTCAAAAAATGGTCTTGTTTCAGGAGTATTTATAACTCTTTTAAATACTTTTGTGATACCATTAATAACTGGTTCTTGTTTTGTTATTGTATAGTTAACTAATACATTATTAGCGTTAAAATTAGGAATTACTAATCTATTAACATATCCTTCAGCATTAAAATCCTCACCAAAATTAATATCATATAAAGTTTCAAAAGTTTGTCCCGCTCCAATAACTTGACTTCCTTTTGATAAGATTCCAAAATAAGATGAATCGGGTGGTGGTAACGAACCTGTATTTGACTGAACCGCAGGTGCATCTCCTACTGCGGGAACTTGAATGGAAAAATTAACAATAGATATTGAAGGTCTCATTCCAGGTATTTTCAAACCATAAGTTCTTGCAATGTTGTAAAGCGAACTTGATTGTTGTGCAAATTGTAAAACAGTTTCCTGTAAACTTCTATCAATGTGATAGTTCAAGTTATCAGTCACCGCAGCATTTAAATCAAGTAAAACTGAAAAAACTGAAGCGTCATTTACATTTTGAATTAAATCAGGATAATAAGTTCTTACGTAATTTATTAACTCTAGTCTAATGGATTGAAAATCTCTTGTAGTATATGATATCATATTGTTATATATTAATAATTACAAATCCAGTACTATTAAATACATTATTTGTAATACTATAATTTATTCTAACTTTAGCAGTATATTCAGCTTCAGGTGTTGCAGTAAAATTAAATTCATTTACCTGTTCGTTATTTATTTGTAAAGAATCCGTTTCCATATTTGCAGCTTCAATGTTAACTGAAATGACTTGTAAATTAGGTATATATGTTTCAACTGATTCTTTAATTTCTGTTTCTATTTGGTCAAAGGTTGGACTATCTAATGGTTCAAAAATATATTCATAGATTCTTGTACCAAAATTTGGCATAAAGTATCTACTACCCTTTTTAGTTAATAATAAATGAATTAAACTACTTTTAATTTCTTCTTCACTAGTATCAGTTAAATCTAAAAACTTACCATTAAAAGAATCTTTAAAAGGAAAAGTAATACCGTATGTTACACCATTAGCCATATTTTATAAATACTATGAAACAAAAAATCCAAACTAAGTCTGGATTTTATTATTAAGTTGTTAATATCAAATTTATAATCCCATATCATCAATAAACTTTTTATGAGATTTTTTGTAAGAAGATTGTTTTTCATCGTAAACATCAGTTGTGTATTGCCAATTCCAATATAGTTTCTTATTAGGTTCAAATCCATAAAACT